AGGTACTGTGTAATCTGTGCCACTAATAGTATAAGTACCACCATCGCATTGATCGAAACGAAAATTTCCGTCTGCTGTTCTTATAAGAACATGAGGCATGGTTGAAACATCAACATTATTATCTAATGCAGGTTTAACTGTTTCTTTCCAAACACCTACATCATCATTGCTATCTGACTCATACTTTACAAAATAGTTATCAAAATTATTTCCTGCATCATTTGTAATTTCAGCAACAAAACCATTAACAGCTTTTTTAGGTAAGTCTGAAAACTTTTGCGCCTCTCCTTTTATAACTTGAGAAGCCTGACTTCCGTAACCATCAGAAGCTTTAATAGTAAAGTCAGATGCATGAGAAATATATATGTCAGTTCCAAGATTAGTTATTGTGAAACCTGATGGGCTGCCAATGGCAGTAACCATTTGTGATGCAATTTCAATAGCATCGTAGGTTGAGGCAGTATCAGTCGTTGTGTAGCTGTATGTGCTACCTGCAAGTTTTAATTCATATTCTGTAGCAGAAACACCTTGAGTAATTGAATAAACAGCCTCGTAAGGTCTGCTTGCATCTGTGCTACCGGATAAAGCTGTTGTCTTGTTTTTATTAATTATGAAAGTGTAGTCCGCAATAGTTACCGCCTCGAAGTTAGACTTGGGGTCACTATCATCTATGTAAGTTCCAAAAGAACTTCCAACTCCATCAACTATGGTTTTCTCTGTGCCATTAGTGTCATAAACTTCTATGTCATCATCCGTAATAACTACGAAATATCTTTCAGAACTATCCCTGTTGATGGTATGCACAAAGGCATTGGTCAGGGTTGAAGTTTTTATCTTCTTAACAAATTCAGTAGGTGGTCTTTTTTTCAACCCTTCTACAACAGAAGAATATCCATTTTCCTGGGCGTTACCTTGTGAACTTAATCTTAAACTCTCAGGCTGTTGGGATATTCCATTAATCAAGTTTGGAATTGCATGATTAACTATTCTTCCCATTATTCTACTATTTTATTTCCTCTATTAATAATGCTCCAGGTATCGTAATTATTAAAAATAGAGTGATTGGCAGTTTGTGCCTCTTCTTGTCTTAAAACTGCAAGAGCATTTGACTCATCAATAGAATTATATTTATGCAAGTTGTTACCGCCTATTGTTCTATCTTGAAATATTCTTGATGCTCTTATTGTAATGTATCGTCTTGCATTTTCAGGCAAGTCAGTAAAATCCAAATATAAAATTACTTTAGCTTCCAGGGCTTTGTCAAAAACAAAGGTGTTTTCAACTTTGTTATATAAAAAGCTTCCTTGTTTTATGACATCATAAGTAGTTGGTGAATATTTGTTAACATCCAAATCAACTCTCATTATGTTATCGGCTAAAGGAATTTTAGAATTAATATCTAATGATAAAATATATTTATATCTCTCGTTAAATACCCAGCCTGCAGATTGTACTTCTCTGTTAATTTCTTCCAAAGTACTTTTTGCTAATGATGCATCCAAAGGTAAAGTTCCTGTTAATGAATTTACAGGAGCCTCTGAGATGACATGTAGCATTATGTTGACTGCTTCTAATTGTGTTGTACTTGCGTGTGTCATAGTTTTTTTCTCCTTTATGTTTTGTTGAACATAAAGAGGTACTTAAATAAAATTTAAGGGGGTCATATAGTTCAGCTCATATCGTTAAAGTGTCTGTGTGTTGAAATATGAGATAAAAATTTTTTACAAAAGGGGCATAAAGCCCCTTTCGTTTTTAGTTTTTAGTTTTCAATTAAAATTAAGAAATCTTAATTTCAACTGATGACTCGCTTCTCAGATAATTTGAGCCAACAGCCATCTTAGCTATCATCAAATTTCCCTGCCTACGAGCATCTCGTTCGGATTCGAGTGCCAAATCAAGTAACTTAACTGTACCAACTGCAGACTTGTGTATACAAACTGCTTTGGTTGTGCTGAAGTCTCCTCGATATGTATTTTGTAATCCTGTTACACTTGCAGAAGATAAGTCAGTGAAAGCTGAAACAGCGCTATTAGATTTAATAACATTCATTCCAGCAATCCTTAACAATTTACCTTCTTGGTAAACACCAGTACCACCAAAGTCTCTATTGATTGATTTATCATTCCCTAGAGCTAGGTAATATTGGTCAGGTGTCATAATACAGTAGCGGTCATCATCAGGAACATCAGCTTCGTCAAGTAATTGGGATGCTTCGTAAATACTATCTACGAAAGATGATGCACTTGTATGTGCATCAGCATCAGTTATAACTTGAGCAGAGCCTACACCAGTGACTGTTGCACCAGCTCTTGCGCCTATGATTGCTAATTGGACTAAATTCTGGTCTAATTTCTTGGCTAAAGCACTACCCAGTTCTTGTGAGTAGATGCTTCTAACATCGTAGTGATTTTTCGCTTCATCAAGATTAGAAATAAAAGCATGCGAAATTAATAGGTCATCAATATAAATCACGCGTTCTGCATGATTTATTGCTGTGCCGTTTATTTCTGCGCCTGCAGTATGATATTCTGCTGAAGCCAAACCTACCAGAGGAAAGCTTGCAGATTTACCATGTTTTATACTTCTAACCATTGTGATTGGGAGCATCTTGTTCTGTCTTTGAAAGGCAGCAAGAACTTCTCCTGCAAACACTTTAAGAAATAAAGAGTTTGCATCACCAGTATTATTAGTTTTGCCAAGAAAAGATACAGTAGCATTAGCCATTATATTCTCCTCTTGTTTAGGTTATCACTAATTGTTATTTCAATTTGTTATCTCTGCTCTTATCACCGCAATGAAAGTCTCAAGGCATTTTTACTTTTACTCTTAGAGCATCTCTCTTGTAGAGATGATGCGAATAAGGGAGCTGGTTAAAGCTCCCTTTCTTTTTTTAATGAACTTCGATTAAACGAGGTTTCTTGTGTTCAGGTATTTCTCTTTCAAGGTCTACTGTTAGTAAGCCTTTTTCAAGTTTAGCATCTTTTACCTTGATGTCATCACCAAGTGCAAATGATCGCACAAACTGTCTTTGAGCTATACCTTTATGAAGAACTCCGTTTACTTTTTCATCAGTTTTTTCTTCTCTTTTACTTTTTATAGTTAAAGTATTTTCTTTTGCTTCAACTGAAATATCTTTCTTATCAAATCCTGCAAGCGCAACTTCAATTTTATAATCGTTGTCTTTTCCTTGCACAATATTGTAAGGCGGATAATTTGAAACAAACTCTGAAGAGTCTAACATTTTGTCAAAGTCATCAAAGAGAGAATTAAATCCAATGGAAAAAGGTTTTAATCTATCAAACGAGTTCCATATAGAAAGGTCTCTTGTCATAATTTTCACTCCTTTTTAGCAAGTTACTTTCGCAACACCCACAATGGCATGTTGCATTACTAATATGGTGACGAATAAAAGTTATTCAAATCATATTAGTTAGCCTCTCTTAAAAGAGACAACTATTTTTTCTTTTTATTAATATAGTATTGTTTAGCCCCTGCTTTTAAACCTTGTGTAAATGGGCTTTTAAGTGATTTATCTACGTTCCATGGCAGAAGTTGTTTCCATCCGCCTTCTGATTTCCAAACAATTTTAAATTGGTCTCTTCCTTTTTTAGTAAATAAATTAGGAAACATTGAAACTTTACGAGTGCCTATTTTATATCCTTCTCTGTAAGCTTTATCTGCTTCACTTTCGTTTTTAATTTTTAAATCATTCATTATTATTTTTCCTTGTAAGTTTTCATTACCTTTTCTGCTCCTCTAGAAACTACATAACCAGAAAGACCCATAGTAAGTAAAGTCCACATACCTTGTGGAATTTCGAGCATGGTTGCTGGGAAACCAAATAGTTTCATATATGGAAAAAGTAAGTAGTTATTGAAGATGATTGCAGTAAAGCAAAGCATTGTCAGTGGTCTCCAGTTTCTAGCTAACCAAGACTCTGATTGTGTTTCTGCTTTTATTACATCGTGAGCAGATTTTTTCCATTCGTTTTCACTCGCCATTAAAGCGAGTTGTACTTCTTGTTTTAATTTTTCTGCCTCGTCTTTTCCTTTTATAACTTTGTCTACAGTTTTAAAAATACTAGGTAAAACTGTTTTAGCTAATAAACCCCACATTTACATTCCTTTAATTTGTTTCAAGTAAATCATCAGTTCTACAAATTCTATCGCAACAACCATAGCCATCAAGATTGCAAGTATCGTATGATACACAGTCCACAGCACAGTTTGTTTTTGATTGTTACAAGAGCAAGTTCGTTCTGAAGATTTCATTATCCTAAAATGTCAGAGCGTTTAAGTTTCTCTTCCACTGATTTTCTATAAGCAGTGTCATGAGAATATCTTTTATCATTGATGGCTTGCGCTACTTCATAAGTGGATTTAAACATGTCACCTACAACTTTAGGCGCTTCACCTTTAACAAGCTTAGGCTCAAAAGTGGATTTCCACCTTGAGTTAACTCCATTGATTGCCAATTTCATTTCATCAGGATTACCTTTATCCATTACAGTGTTAAAAGCTTTTACTTCTGTCTCACTTAATGTTGAAGAAGCCCATTCAACCATCTTGTCATAGTTTGCTTTTCCGCCTACTGTTGAATGAAGTTCATTTGTTTGTCTGTCAGATACAGCTTTTTGACCTTCAATATAACTATCAACTAATTCTTTACTCAAACCTTGTTTAGCAAGTTCAGTATAACTATCTTCGGCTAATTCGCCTTTCTCAGCATACTCGTCATAGAACTTATCTAATGCAACACCTGTTGCTTGTTCAGCTTGTTCTTTAGCTTCTTCTGCAGGTGTCTCTTCAGTTTTAGTTTCACCAAGTTTCTTTTCTAATTCATTATATGATTTAGCTAGTTCCTCAGCACTCTCAAATTTTTCTGGCAACCATTCAGGTTTATCTGACTTCATAGGGATGCCTCCCTCACCAGTCTCTGTTGTTTGTATTTTTACTTCTTCGTTAGTACCCATTCATACTCTCCTATTGTTGTTGTTGAAGTTGATTAACAGTTTGCTCAATTGCCTCTGGTGAGACTTGTGGCATGCCTTTCACAGCCATCTGCTGAGATGCATCTTGCATCTGTTGCATTTGAGCTTGTTCTTGCTGTGCCATTTGTTCAGCTTGCAAATCCTCTTCTGATTTTATTAAGCCCTTAGTTTCAATACCATCTGCAGTAGCAAGTCTCTTGATTGCTTCTGAAATGTTAACGTATTGACCTATCGCCTCTTGTCCTAAATTTTCTTGCAATGTTTGTAAGAACATAACAATCTTTTGTCTGTCATTGCCCCTGCCTAAAGCTTCAAGTCCAGTTATGATTGTGGGCTTGACCATTCCTTTAGGTAATGCAGGAAGTTTTTTACTCTTCTGCATGACATGAATTTTTCTAGTTATGTATGGAAGTTGTAATTCTTGTGAAAGGATGGAGTAGATGCCACCTAAAGAACTCTCAAGTTCTTGCGCCATGAAGCGTATTTCTTCTGCAGTAACTCTTTCAGCTTGTCTTTGTACTGAAGCATTTAATAAAAATGCATGCTCCAATCTTTGTTCAATTCTTTGCATGGTGTCATAAGCAATTCTAAAGTCTCCAAGTTTATTAACTTGAAGAACTGAAACATCATTCGCACTTCCCTCAACAATTGCTCCATTAGGAGACTGTGCTAAGTGAGATGCTCTTGTAGTTCCATTTGGCGAGACCATGAAAAGTACCTTGCTGGATGCTGCGCTTCCTTCACAAATCGCCCTAGTCAGGCTTTCTAAAGAGGTTAAATCGCCCAAATATTGTTCAACAAAACTTCTGCCAAAATCCTCGCCTGAGATGGAGCTAAGTCTTAATGGAATGTAAGGTGATTTATCTATAGGAAATTTACCAACACTGTCAGGTATGATAGTTCCCTTTATTTCTTGCAAGACTTCAAAATATTTTTGTCTTTTGCAAATGTGCGTGTAAATATCTACAGTCTTCTCATCTCCTTCTAACTGTGTCTGTACTAATTCAGCAATGTCTTCAGGTAAACTATTTGGTGAAACACATTCTTTAGTTATAATTTCAAGAACTTCACCCATTGGGTCTCTTTTAATTACAAATCTTTCCAAAGGAAAAAGTCTGAGTCCTGAGTCTTCCACAACTAATAAGCAATTTCCGCTTACAATCAGATGTTTCAAACATTCAAAAATTTGTACTCTGTCAGCAGACATTTCCACATTGCCCATGACGGCTCTTTCAACTTCTCCTAAAGCTTTTTCAACATCAGTCTTTAAAGGTTTATCTTGCTCCATTTCTTTAAGAACAAAATCTTCTATCTGCAGTCGAAAGAAAGGAGCGTTAGGTGGAACTAAAGCAAGCAGTAATTTACTTGCAAGATTGTTCACTCCTCTCGCGCCTATTCCTTGATAGGGGGTGACGTATTTAGTTGAGCCTGAATGACCTTTGGGAGGTACTAAGAAAGGCAGAGTTAACTCCGCACATTCTCTTGCTCTCTCTAAATATATTTCTCTGACAGTTTCAAGACTGTTAT